GGATTTCTGTTTCTGCTTCTTTGAAATAATCATTTTGACGCCATTTTTCTAATAAAGATTCTGGAACTTTTTCTGGATAAGCTTCTTTATAGAGATTTGTTTTCTGAGTCTCTAAATTTTCAGGAAACATTTTATTCATGACATTTTTAATTGCTTTTTCTTCTTGAGGCAATCTTTCTTTTCTAAATTCTCTCAGAATAGGTGCACCTGCTGGAGTCTTAGCAACAGTTCCTTGCAATAATCCTCCGTATTCTGTGCCAGCCGCTTCTGCCGGTGTTAGATGAATTCCTAATCTTTTTCCTGCTTCTAATTTTTCGTTTAAAGCTTCAATAGATCCTAAATTTTCACTTCCAAACACTTTGGAACGTGCTTGAGACTTAGGAAACATTCCTTTACCACTTAGAAAAGCTCCCAATAGAGCACCAAGACCACCGTGACCACCAAATTCTTCACCACCTAAATATCCTAATCCTGTTCCTGCTCCTAATGCTCCAATTTTCCCTATAGTTTTTAGAACCGGATTTTGTGATGCCATTGCTTGGAGTGGTAAAGACAAAGAACCTGAAATACCGCCTGCAGTAGCAGAAGGTGCAAAAATATCTTCTCCCGACAAGGCTGCTGATCCTGCAGCAACTCCTGCTTGTGGAATTGCAGTTTGAAAAGCCTTTGTTAAATATTTTCCTGCGCGTGGTAATAATTTTGCTAAAGCGCCACCTAAAGCTGGAATTTCCATTTCAGGTGCAAGTAAGGCAAATGGTAATTCTAATGCCATCCCTTCTGGTGTTTTTCTTGCTTGTTGTATGGATTCTGCTCTTTCAGGAGACATCAAAACTTCTCTATTTTTCAATGATTCTTTGAATACATCTTTCCAATCGGGCATTTTATATGGTTCAGTTTTAAGTCCTATTTTTGAATAAAATTCTTCTTCTGGAATGGATGAATAATATTTCTTGTGGAGTGCTTCTGCCAATTCTTGATCAGATTTATTATTATATTGAGGATATTCTTTTCTAATATCATTTAGAGTTTTCATGAAAATAACCCCATAGGATCATCCTTTACTTTAGATTCAGATCCAAATATTTTTTTGATATCTCCTTTTCCTACACCCATTTTTTCTAACAATTGAATAGCATCTTCTTTTCCTTCATAAAGTTTTCCACTTTCAAGTGTTTTTTCTGCTCTTTGTCGACGTTCCACTAAATCTACAGCCACTTTTTCTAGTCTTTTGGAATATTGTTTGGCAGTCTCGCCCCATTTTCGTTCTACGACTCCTTTTACAACCTTTATTCCCTCGGTTGTACTAGGAAGATTCAAGGCTCCCATTAATGTTTCTGTGACTGTTTTTGCTAATGTATCAGCTTCGCGTGCGAGTACTGGATTTAAATTTGAGGGGCCCCAATCTAAAGCACTCAATTTTTGAATTAATGGTAAAGTATTATCAACTGCTTGTATTATCGTTTGATTTGCTGTTTTTGTTGTTGGTGTAATTTCGTCTTTTGGTTTTTGTTGTTCAAGATTAAATTTTTGCTGTTGCTCTTGCCGAGATAAAGAAGATTTAAGTCTTTCCATATCAGCAGGCGAAATATAATTTTGAATCTGTAATTGTTTCAACATATCATCATATGAAGGCGCAGGATTCTGAGCTTGTTGAAGTTTTATTTTATTTAATTCATTTGCGATTCTAGTTTCTTCAGGATATTGCTCATTCTTCATTCTATTGAAGGCATTTGCCAATTCTTCTTCTTCTCGCTTTCTTCCTGCTTGTCCAAGTTCATCAGAAAAACTGTATCCCTTTTTAAATCTTTCCATTATATCTGGTGGTTTATTTTGTTGTTGCTGCTGAAGAATATAATTGGCAAATGCAGAAAAATCTACAGGTTGATATGGCATATTTATTACCTCATCCAAGGATACATGTTCATATTCTGATTCGGTGTGCTGTAATCACCGCCCAAATTTAATCTTTGTTGATACACGTCACCTTGCGGAGCATTACCTAAGAGTTTGGTCCAATCAATTTTGGATAACATCCCAGCAATATCACTCATGGAACCCGTCATATTATTCTGCGAACTTTGTTTTTGTTGATTATTGTATATTTGACCTAGCATATCAAGATTTCCTCTATTCCCATAATTATTTGCCAGATCGCTTGCGGCGCTATATCCTTTATTATAAATATCGCCTAAACCTTCTAATCCTGAATTTTGCATGCCATACACTTTGTTATACCAATCACCCATATCTCCTTGCAATAATGCATCTGCTATTTGGGATTCATTTGACATATCTTGAAGACCACCACGCATGCCGCCGGCAGCAGCGCTGTTCCCTGCCGCAGTCAATGCATTTTCTCTTCTTTTTTGATATCCTGGAGATTCTTGATATCCTGACATAAGTTGATTATATTGACCAATAGGATCTTGTGCTCGTTGATTAAAAATAGGATTTCTTACATCATAAGCTTCTTGGCCCTGCTCCATGTAAGGTTTATAGATATCACCCGCTTTTTCCAACCAAGGTTCTGCTTTTTTTGCAGGGTTTTTTGGTTTTTCTTTAAAATAATCATATCCTATTTTTCCGGCTTCGATGGCTGCAGATATTAGCGCTGCGATGATTAAGGGTGCCATATTTATGTCCTCTCAATACGTGCTGGTGATAGTTTGCACACCACTAGATCCTAAAAATTGTAATTTATCTAATGTACTGTTATACCACGTAGTTCCTACGGAAACAATCGATGGAATTATCGCTACAATGGCATTTATTTGAGCTGTTGTGAAATTTGGCGGAGATAAACCTATATATGCGGGCGAAATAATTCCAAGTGGAACTAAGGTTTCGTAATTGGTAAATATCGTACTTGTCTCAAAGTTGAACATTAACACAAGATTTTTTAGTACTTGATATGTTTGATCACTGTACATATATCCGTCTGATGTGAAAGTACCATCTTTTTGAGTGTAGACCATGTTAAAAAATGTTGGCAGATTAGATATTGGCATTAATAGATCTCCAAAGTCCCATTGTTAGCTACAAATCTGCAAAATCCATAGAATCTTAACTGAATCGTTAATTCATTACATTGACCAATACGATGCCATATAATTTGGTTACGTCGAATCGCAACAGGATTTAATTCTCTACTGACTACTCTTGAAAATGATTGATTTCCATCTTTTGATAGAGACATATCAACTCTTGGAAGAATTGGAGATGCGGCATTTGGCATGCCTTGTTCCAACCAAAATGTAAATTGTCCAACTCTAAATCTATCCGAATTTGGCTCTCGAAATGCACTGCAAATACGAATTCTAGGAATTTCATCACCAATTGAACCAGGCATTGTGCTGTAATTATATGTTGAGAAATTAGTATCCATCCAATAAATACTTCCATCCGTGAGAGACACAAAATAGGTAATCTCGTCAAAGAATACAATCTTTCTTGCCGGATGGAAATTTAGATTTTGATCTGAACCATGAAAGAATTTTTGTGTAGTGAAATCATATATTAGAGTTAAGTTATCGACTGAATTATAAAAAGTTAATTGATAGAATAAGTGTCCATCTTGCCTGTAAAAGAAGGCAGTCGATTGCTCAGGGAATTCTATTTGATCGAGAACTTGATCAATGCCATCCGTTGAAATATTTTGTACCTCAGATCCATTGGTATACATTATTGTAGGTGAATTATTTTCATTTTGAGCGAGCCAGCAAATAAACGTATCACTCGCAGATAAAGTTGATACAGAAACTAGGCCATAGTCAATATTAAAAGATGAAACTCTTTGATAGTTTTGAATTCCACCGACATTATTCCAAATTTCACCGACCGTTGAGCCCAACACTAAGACATGATTACTTTTTCCTGGAAGTCTTTCAACTGCAAGAGCTACATCAGGTTTTGTCTGAAGAAGGAATTGTGATTGAAAGTTAAACACAATCATAGTTGGATCTGTTGGACTAGGAATAAATGCACACCATGCAGAGGAATTAGGACTTGATGGTGATGATGCGATGAGGAAAAAACTATTATGGTAACAAACATATCCTGGAATCATGACATAAACAGGTGTTGGCGGCACAGATGTAAATGAAACAGTTAAAGTTTGTAATGTTAAAAATGGAGGACCTGGAATTGAATAATTATAAATATACGCATTCTCACCATCAACAATACATATCTGGCTTGCAAGATTTTCATCCATATAAACATCACCGTTAAGAGTGCCAATTTTACCGATCAAAATCGGCACCAAAGCAGTATCTAATCTATAAACAGATGTTGATACGACAGCAATCATAAAATTAACACGAACTGAATAGAATAATCCACGACCTGGGCCGGAAGGAAGAAGTTCGACTTGTTTTTCAAATCCCGCATAATTGATCAGCCATTGATCACTTATGAAAAGATTGAAAGTTTTGGCGAGAGAAATTTTTGGCCAACGGCCAAATGTAGAGCTTCCGACTACGTCAATTGGTACTTCTCGACCTTTGGATATCTGCATTTAATTACCTACAATTATTGTCATACTTATATTACTTACAGTTGAATAAGTCAACCGGGTTTTTGCCACCCTTTCCCGAGGTTGACAAATGCCCAGTTAAATGTTCCTCTCTTCTGCAACGTACTCACCTTTTTCATTTCCAAATCAATTAATTTAGATTTTTTATTTATCCAAGATTCATATTTATTGAGCTGACGAACTACATTGGCAGGTGTGTCATAGTTGTACTCTGCACAAATACGATCAGCCAATGCATAACGTAAATAAGTAGTATAAAAGTCATCAAAACCGGTAGGATTAACCACTTCATAGGCAGCTTGTTCTATTGTAGAAAAGTTTGAGAAAGTTAAAGGGTTGAAAACTTCAAACATAATTGGACTATCACCAACAAAATTTACATCAGCAGTCTGGACAAATGACACTCCAGCATATGTATTTCCATTTACTACCGTAAATATGTTACCTTCAGATATTTGTATAGGTTGGTCATAATTGCCGGATCTAGTTAGTATCCAGGGAGTAGATACGTCTCCGCTTTGAGTTAGGGTATAGGACCCATTTTCCAAAGAATCAGTTTGATCTATTATTAATACGGTATTACCCAATTGTACTAAATAACTATCAACAAATAATTCTCCAAATGATGTCGCCGTTAACGTTGCGCCTACCCCATCCATTCCATTAGAATAAGAAGCGACTAGGTTTTCAGTTGATGCAGCTGCCACAGATCCAATAAAATTTGTGCCATTTGGCGGAAATCCATTGGTTTGAACATAAAATGGTGTAGGAGGTTCAGTAGCAGAATAAAGAATAAAATCATTCACATTTATTTTTGCGAGAACGCCTGGAATAATACCTGTATTAATGTAGTTAACCAGCGAACCAATACTTGTGTAAGATCCCATCAAGTCGATCGAAATATTTCCTGACTGAACAGGAACCGTAACAACTAATTGCCCTGGATTTAAAACACCCAAATTTAAATTATAAAATTTTGGGATTCCTAAATCGAAAACACTTGTATAGTCCCATAAATCTTGGTTAAGAGCTACTGGAGGAATTCCAAATGAACCATGAATTTCCAT